GTGTGGTTCAGACACAAGAGTTAACGACTTCACATCACAGATTATTGGAGAATCATGATGAGCGATACAGAGATTAGCACGGTTACGAAGACTTGTACAGTATGCAAAGAAGAGAAGGCAATTACTGAGTTCAATCTGAAAAAAGCGAGCAAAGATGGTCATAGACCAGAATGCAGGAAGTGCCATAGCACAAATAATCATGTTTATGTTTCTTTAAACAAAGAGCGCCAAGCAGCCGCAGTAAAAAAATGGTACGATGAAAACAAAGAACATGAAAGGGCTATGTCTAAAGCCTACTATGAGGCAAATAAAGAACGTGTAGCTTCTAATGGAAAGAATTATCGTGAAGCGAATAAAGAACGTATAGCTTCTACTCACAAGAACTGGAGGGAAGCTAATAAAGATAAGTGCGCATCATATCGTAGAGCAAGGCGAGCTAGAAAGCAAGAAGCTACAGGCAGTCATACTATTAATGACATAAATAATTTATTTAAACTCCAAAGAAATAAATGTGCTTCTTGTAATAAGTCAATCTCGAAATACTATGAAGTTGATCATATTGTTGCGCTAGTTAATGGTGGCAGTGATGACAAGCATAATCTACAGCTGTTGTGTATGACATGTAATCGTAGCAAAGGATCGAGAGACCCTGTTGCTTTTATGAATGCGAACGGAAGGCTGATTTGAAATGGCGAATAATCTCGAAACACTTGCGGCTAAACCACAGCGCAGACTATTACAGTCTGAGATTGCTGTTTCAAGACTTATGAGTTTTATAACGACCGTTCCAGATCCCGACGAAATGTTGGCGAAGGCCGGTATTAAGCGCTATCAGCTTAGGCAACTGGAGCTTGATGACGAGGTATGTCAGGCGATGGATACGCGAAGGGAAGCCGTAGTAGCAACACCTTGGAGGCTTGAGCCGAATCAGAACCGAGTCGGCAAGTTCTTGACGAGTGTGCTTGAGCCGCATATCGAAGACTTGAAACGTGGTGTTTTGGACGCACGGTTTTATGGTTACTCGGTCTTTGAGATTATCTTCGCTCCGGTTGAGAAGGGCATTGGGATCGGTAGACTGGCGTTAAAGCCAATGGAGTGGTTTTCTCCTCAAAGGGATAAATCGCTCAAGTATTTTCCTGATGACGGGAGTGGAGGAACCGAAGGTATACTTTGCGATCCTTTGAAGTTTCTATTGACTGTATGCAACGGAAGTTATCGCAATCCCTACGGAGAAAGTATTTTATCAAGACTCTGGTTTCCGGTGACGTGGAGAAGAGAGGGTTGGCAAATGTGGTTGAACTTCCTCGAAACCTTCGGGGAGCCGATCATTCTCGGCCAAGTCCGTAACTACAAAGACTTCGTTGAAGCGATGGTGGCCCAAGGCGTTCGTTCCACCGTCGCTTGGGAATCCATTGATGGTGAAGACAAGGTGCAGCCGATTACCGCCAGCACACCGGGCGAGTTTGATCGACTGGAGCAAGCGATCCTCCGTAGAATCCAGAAGCTCATTCTTGGTCAAACACTCACTTCAGATGTCGGATCGAATGGCTCCTATGCCGTCGCCGCCATTCACAACGAAGTGCGCAACGACAAGCGTCGGGCTGACATGCGCATGGTGCAGCGGACGGGACAGCAACTCGTGAACAATCTGGCGATCCTGAACGGCGTGGAACCGCCCAAGTTTGTGATGGCCGATGACAGTGGTTTGGAGATGTCGAGAGCGCAACGGGATTCCGTATTGATGCCCGTACTGGCGGCGAGTGGTTTCAAACTCAGTCGTAACTACTTCGAAACCAAGTTCGATTACGACAACGACGATATTGAGGACAAGGAAGCGGATCCGCCTGTCAATGACTCTATGAAGGACAAGACGATGCCTGAGAAGGATGAGTTGGACGATGAAGGAACGTTAAAAGAACCGACGCGAGGCCGTAGTGTGAGCGATGGAGAATAACCATGTTCACCTTTGAAGTGAATTACACGGGTGGAGATCGACTTCGGAATGTGTTGAATGGGCTTAATGAAGCCTTCTCGAAAACCGATCATCGGAGTATTCTGCAACAGATTGGTCAACTCTACCTGGATGAAACGGACAATCGGTTTACGAAAGGCTATGACGTTGATCGCAAGAAGTGGAAACCATTGAAGCCGAGTACGATTCGTTTGAAAGGGCATGATACGGTAGGACACAAAACCACGGATTTACGTCGTTCGATCAAGATGGATTTTGTGGGTAACTCGGTCTTTATTGGGACTAATTCGGTTTATGCAAAAAACTTTCATTACTTTGTGAAGAAAGGTGCGTATCGAAAACAGTCTGCTGGAGTGCAGGCGATTCCATGGGGTGATATTCCGGCCCGCAGCTTCATTGGCCGTAACCAGCGGATTGACAACAAGGCGATAACGCTACTGAGGAAGATTCTGATTCAGCAGTTTGGCCTAGACAAGTCCTTCGTCAACGAGAATTTCAAGTGAAAACCATTCCTGCCAAATCCATCGAAGTCCAATCCACCACGTTTATCGCCACGGTGAAGTTTCGGAAAGGAACGGTGGAGAACGCTTCTCCGTGTTTGATGTGGCTGATGGGTCGTTCCGAAGCCGACGTGAAGCGCATCATCACGCAACGCGGCTGGACGTGGAAGGAGTTGACGGATGCAGGATCGCATTGAGAACGTCTCCCAAGACCCTTCGTTGTCGATTGCTGCTGATTATGGACGCATTACCATCAATGATGTGTGGTATCTGTATGATCCACGGACGGACAGCTTGATTCGTTGCACGACCTCTCAGCCGCCGCAAGCGGTCTTGTTTGAGATGAATGAAAATGAGCAATAACTTCGAAGCCTTTGTCGATTTCACGCAACGGCATTTCCAGACCGATCAGCCGACGATTGATCGCTTTGCGAGGGAGTTTCGGCAGGAGTTTGGAGGTGAATTTATCTACATTAACAAAGGCAGTCAGCGCAACCGGGAGATCAAGGACAGCTACAACGGGCGGAACGTGGCGGAGTTGGCGAGGAATTATGGTTTGAGTGAGCGAAGAATCCGCGAAATTATTTCAGAATAAAATAGACTGAGTGTTGACAAGCTCGACATTCGGTTGTATCCTATACTTGTTGGATCGGCATATCCAGCGAGATGAGCGATAAGAAACAGCCCGGTCTTTTGCGGGCGTGCGTAGTAAGGCAAGTTCTATCGCTCACTTGCTGATCTGCCCATGCCAGGGCCACGCCCGCAAAGCATCGGGTTTTTGTTTGTCTATCAAACAGATCGAGCTTTCCTTGGTGAACCTTGACAAGATTCAACTGGATTAGGGGAGAACCGCAAGAATGACGCCCGTACCCTAGTCGAGAGCGCAACGGGGGGAGCCATGCACAGCGCAAATGAGATGAGTGACCGGAGAAAGTCTTGATCGAGTCTGGATGTACGTTGGGGAAACCCTCGCAGGCACAGAGATCAAGAGTGACGTTCGGGGGCCGAAACCTGCATGGGGCTTGACAGGAGTTGAGCGTAAAGAGGCCAGTGGGTGACACCGTGGATGAAGAACTCAAGGTGATACCTTCACACTAAAGGTGATCTTCGGATTGCCTTTAGGTGAGTATTGTGAGATTGCCGGGAATCAGTAGCCTAAGGTGATTAATATGAAGTACAACTTATCTACCATATCGAATCTGAGCTTCCTTCAATTCAGACAGGCTGCACTACAAGGCGTCCTACATCAAGCGACAGGAGTCACTTATGAAGAAGAACAGTATGCAAGAACGCCTATCAAGATGGGTTTCATTAATGGATACAGCGAAGAAGATATTTGTCACTTCTACTCCTTTATTACTACATATCCGAGGCTTGACGCTACAATGAAAAGAAAGCTGCTTCTTAAGTTACTACAATTCAGTAGAGGTTATAACCGATTAAGAATGGATTGCTATAACGAAGGAATGATTAGCGCGATGGAGTTAAAAGAAAGTCTTGTTGATGAGTTATAAAATATACATTGACTATCATAAGACTATCTGATATAATACATTCATCAAAACAGAGGGTTAAACGAATGAAGTTCAACAGCGAAATGGTCGCGGCCTTACTATCCGGTCTGATCGGTATGCAACTCAACTTCTCGCAAGACGCCATCCTCGCAGCCATCGTC